GATTGTGGATGCGATCGGAGGGATGATGTCGGTTGAGGCCGATGACCAGAAAAAGATAATGTATGGGAATCATTCTCTACGAACCATAAAAATATAAACCATGGAAACAAATGAATTGACACCCAGGATCCTGAAGATGACGACCAAGACGGGGTTTGTGGAGTTGTTCTGGGAAGCCGTCAATGCGGATCAACAGCAACACACTCATGAGGAGATATATGATATACTGGAAAAGGAATATCAGCAGGTGTTTAAAAGACGCCGGTATACCTCGTTTAAGAGTTTCCGGAGACGGAGAGATCAATAAAAGTTGGAAAATGAAATTTGGAATTTTAGATAATAGCCGTATATTTGTGACATTCGACGCCAACGAATGCACTAAATATTCTTTTAAGCAACAGTCATTTTTATGGCTTTGTGTAAGCTATTGTCTTTATGATATAAGGCTATCACTCCCCGTTGGACTGTTGCAGAAATGTGATAGTGGTTCGTTGGCGCGAATGGGAGGCGGTAGCCTTTCTTTATTTACTAATTTCAAATTTCATTCAACGATGCCAACGAACCTGAAATTTGCAAATGACGCACAAGGTGTGGATAATGCACGTACTTCCCCACGAAAAAGGGAAATCCCGTCTTTAAGTTTAAAGAGACAGTTAAAGCATTTGAAAGCAATGATCCGGACGGAACGAAACTATAAGCTACGGGCTTATAGTTTTATTCTGGATAATTGTATTTTCGATTGCTACAGTCATTATTGTATGACGACACTGCCTGATTCTATCCCCGATGAATTCATTGAAATAATGGATATCATGAGCTTGAAAACAGATCCCCCTTATTAAAAAATGATGCGTTATGGAAGAGTTAATTAAAATTACAGAGTATAACGGTAAGAAAGCCGTTTCCGCGAGAGAATTACATCAATTCCTTGAAATAAGTACTCGGTTTGACATGTGGGCTAAAAGGATGAGAGAATACGGATTTAATGAAGGAACAGACTTTTGCACGATTTTGAGCGAAAGTACAGGTGGCCGTCCTTCCTTAGATTATGCTTTAACTCTTGACACAGCAAAACACTGGGCTATGATGCAACGTAATGAAAGAGGAATGCAGGCGCGACAATATTTCATCGAAGTGGAAAAACGTGTCAATCGTCCTTTATCACATGCTGAATTGCTTTTGCAACAATGTCAGATGTTGGTCGAACAGGAAAAGCGTTTGTCACAGGTAGAAGAAAAAGTGGATCGTCTTATCGAGGTGCATGAGGAAGCTGAGCGTGATCTGCATGAGTTACCAATTTCCGACAAAGAAATCCCGGAAATGTCTCTGCGTGATCAGATCCGGATGTTGGTGAACAAATACTGTAAAGTTTCCAGTTTGGGACAGCATCAGGTTTGGGATAAGGTATACACGACATTATATTACTCCTATCATATTCCGCTCCGTTCATATAAGATGCGGAAAGGGGAAAGCCTTTTGGACGTTGCTGAGCGTGTCGGTTGCCTGGATAAGATCCATGTGATCGTCTCCGGTTTGTTCAAGCGGCTCAATTTTATAGAATTCTAGCTATTAGTTAGCAGGACTCTGATCTGAAATACCGGTAACCTTATTGGTTATCCTGTCAATTCCACAAAAGGAAACGAGAGGATAACCAATATTCCCGTATCAAAAAATCAGGTTTCCGGAGAAATAACCTCGGTTTTTCTCCCGGAAATATATAGTTTACGGGGAAATAAGTACACAAAGAAAAAGGAAAAGAAATAAAAAGAAAAGAGAGTTTCGGATATGGAGTTAAGAGAAATGTTTATTTTTGTCGATAGAGAAAATAATATGATTTATTGAAGATGTCAGAAATTGAAAGTGGATTAAAAGAATATATAGAACATTTTGGTAAAGAGATAGTTAAAAATTTGGATGAACTGAATTTTTATTATAAGCATGAATTCATTTTTTTCTGCGAGTTCAGGACTATTATCTATGAAAATTTGAATTGTCTTTTATTAGGATTATATCAGGCCAGTATTTGTATGACTAATCATTTGTTGGAACGAATGCTGAAACATGCTTTAATTGATTTTGAAATGAAAGGATGTTACATTGGCAATCCAGCTTTTAATGAAAAATTAAAGGAAGGATATCGTCTATATGATAATAAGTCTCTAAATGATAATATAAGTGCAGCATGTAAGAAAGGTATTATAACAGAGGAAGAAGGAGGAAAACTGAAAGAATTAAAAAATAAATATCGTAATCCATATTCTCATGCATCTGTAAAAAAAATTATTTCTGAAAAACCTGAACTAGTGAAAGGGTGGATTGGTAAATTTCCAGTTCCTGAAGAAGACAGTAAGCCATTGAGGAATATCACAGTACCTTCTGAAATATTTTCTGAATATTACCAAGCTGATATAGCTAAAAAAGAAGCATTTCCTTATTTTAAAATTGTATTTGGAACTATGGTTGCAATTGATCAGAGATATCAAAAATATAAAGAATAAAGCCTTGCAGACGCAAGGCTTTATCATTGTCTAAAGTTGTCTGAATTATAAGGATGCTGTACTTAATTCTACACCCACTTCTTTATCGCCTTTAAAATTTTATTGGTTGTTTTTTCATCGGCAAAAGTAACTTCGGTTTTGTATAGCCTCATTTGATTCGGTAATTCCGGCATAGATCATAAATTAGTAGTAAAAAAACGTACATTTATTTGGTTGTGTACATATTTTTACTACATTTGTAGTGTAATTAAGTTCTTTGATGCTATGAGTTACAAATCAGTGAAAGAAGTTGTAACACTGCTGGTGAAATACGATTTTAAACTGGTGAGGCAGACAGGAAGTCACATGGTTTTTACTAACGGTAAGCGTGTGGTTGTTGTTCCAAATCACCGGGGTGGTATTGAGAAAGGCACTTATTACAGCATCTTAAGACAGGCAGGGCTGAAGTAGCCCTGCCTTTACAAGAAAAGGAGATGAGAAATGAAAACAGTAAATGTAGTTATTGAACATGCGGAGACAAACCTGAGTGCATACGTGGAAGATGCACCTATCATTACTATTGGAGATACGATCGAAGAAATTGAGAAAAATATCAGGGAGGCTATTAATCTTTACCTGGAGACTTGTAAGGATGAGAATATTGATCCCGGAAAAGTATTTGAGGGAGAGTATGAATTAAAATTTCAGCTTGATGCTCCTACCTTCATCAATTACTATAGTAACATATTTACGAAGGCAGCCTTGAGCCGTGTGACAGGCATCAATGAACGTCAGTTGTGGAGATATGCCGCTGGCAAGAATGTTCCCCGGAAAGAACAACTTGAAAAATTCCAGAAAGGGATAAATAAACTGACAAGAGAATTACAATCCATCAGCTTTTTATAGAACTTAGTTACATTTTGAAGAGGGTATGTTCTGAAAAGGGCATACCCTCTTGTTTGGGAGCCATTCAAATTCTTTGATTTTCTTTAAATTTTCCCCGGAACTTGAAAAAATACGACATTGTCGATGCAGAAATACGACATTGTCGAATTGACAGGTGTTGCAAATCCCGTTTTCTTTGCTATATAAATTTATGGCAAATGACATTCTTACGCGAAATATGGGATAAAAAGGCAGCTAAAAGAGAGGTCGAAGTGACCACCAGGAAGGAATATGAGGAAAAGGTTTCTTCTCTCCGGAATGGTATCGATTATGGAGTGACCGTTAATAATGATGTAGCGATGCGTATTACAGCGGTATTTGCAGCGATCCGGTTACGTTCTGAGAATATTGCTTCCCTGCCGAAAAAGATTGCGAAAAATACTCTCCGGGGAGAAGAAGCGGTAAATAATCATCCTGTTAGCCGTTTGATCCGGGTTAAGCCTAACCCATATATGAATATTTTCAATTTCTGGGATTGTATTAATGCCGGAATGGACGGTTGGGGAAATTCTTATGCAATCATTGAGCGGGATGCACACGGGGATCCGGTTGCCTTACATCCGGTATTGCCTTCTGAAACCAGTGTGACTGTCAAGGACCGGAAAAAATATTTTAAGGTCTATGGAAATCGGTTAGGGCTGGACGGTATTTACAGCAATGAGGAAATGTGTCATTTTATGCTGACAACCCTGAACGGACTGAAGGGCCTGAATCCAATAGAATATAATGCGATTTCTATAGCAAAGGGTGTGGCGGCGACGAAATTCGGTGCGGAATTCTATAAAAAGGGCGGCAATATCAGGGCGGTATTGGAAGCTGACGGGTCGATGTCTGATACGGAGTATAATAATTTTGTGAAGCATTTTAACGAGTCGTCCCGGAACTATGAAACCCCGCTCCTGGAATATGGAATAAAATATAAGCAAGTCGGCATTTCTCCTATTTCCGCCCAGTTATTGCAGACGGAAACTTTTTCCATTCAGGATATAGCCCGGATCTTTAATGTTCCTCCGCATATGCTATGCGAAATGAGCCATGCAACCTTCTCCAATATCGAGCATCAGACGATTCAGTTTACCACCTTTTCTCTCCGGCCTTCCGTGAAACGGATCGAAACTGAATTAGAAGCCAAACTTTTCTTCGAAGGGGAAACGGATCAGTATAGTGTGAAGTTTGATCTGAACGGTCTGATGCGTGGTGATACGGCAGCCCGGTCGGAATGGTACCGGACCAGCATACAAAACGGTATTCACAGCCGGAATGAAATCCGGCAAATGGAGGGATACCCGCGGCTTGAGGGACTGGATGACATGCTATATCCTTCGAATATGACAATTGTAGGACAAGAAAATCAGGATAAAAATGAAGACGAATTTAATAGGACATGTAAGAAAGCTTGCAGGGAACGTTGAAGAAACCCGAACGATTGAGTTTGTTGCTTCGGATAATACGAGGGACGCTCACGGAACGGTGGTTCCTGTGGATAAGTGGGATCTTACCCGGTTTAATAGTAACGGAATTATCGGATATCAGCATAATGTTTATGGTGATATGTGCGGGAATGAGGATCCGGACCGGGTGATCGGAACCGGACAGGCCCGGATTGAGGATAATCAACTGATTGTTTCGATGACCTTTGAACCTGCAGAGTTGAACCCTTTGGCCGAAAAGATCTTCCGTAAGATTCTGCATGGTACTTTGAAAGCTGTTTCTGTTGGTTTTGTTCCGACCAAAGAAGGCTATTGGGGAGAAGGTGAAGAAGCGAAGAACGGATCTAATCCGACCTATTATTTTGACGGCCAGGAGTTGCTGGAGGTGTCGGTTGTGAATATTCCGTCTAACAGAAACGCTCTGAAGCGTGGATTCCGGGATAATACCGTAGATGCGATCAATTTTATTTACCGGGCTTTGGATGGCCGTTTCCGGTATTCCGAGATTGAAGATATGAAGGTCCGGGATATACTGGATTTGCTGGATGAACGGAAGGCTCCGGAAAAAACGGAAGAGGGAGAAGCCCCGGAAGTTCCGGAGGACATACCGGAAGATCGGGCGACTGATGATGCTGATGTTGTTCTGGCCGAGGCGGAATTGGCAATAGACAAATAACTATTCATTTTTAAATTGACAGATATGAGAAAAATTCATGAAATTAAAAAAGAACTTTCTACGGAGATTGAGAACTATAAGCGTTTTCGGGGAGAGGGAAAAGCAGAGGAAGCTAAAGCAGCTCTGGAAAAAGTGCGGGGACTTACCAGTGAACTGGAGGATGCACAGGCTTTGGATCGGGCAGAAAGGGCTTCGGTAGCAGATAAGTTCTCAGAGCAGGAACGGAGTGAAATAAACCGTTTTTCTTTCCAAAAATTTATTCGCGAGGCTGCAGAAGGTAAGTTGGAGGGTTTTGAATTGGAGATGGCACAGGAAGGAAGAAAGGAAGCCGGCGAATTGGGCCGGACGGTTAAGGGTGTTTGTATTCCTTATTCGGTATTGTCGGTAAAGAATGTCAGGGCTGCGGCCGGACAGAATGCCGGGACTGCTGCTGATGGAGGCAATTTGATACAAACTTCCGGGCCGACCTATATCGAAGCGTTGCGTGCTAATCTGGTGATGCAGAAGCTGGGTGCAAACTTCCTGACCGGACTGATCGGTACGCTGAGTTTTGTAAAAAATTCGAAGGTGGATATCTCCTGGGCGGGTGAAGCCGAGACTGTTGAAAACGAGAAGATTTCTTTCAGCCTTCAGGAGATGAAGCAGAAACGCCTGGTGATCACTACGGCCTTTACCAAAGATCTGCTGAATCAGACGAGTATGGATGTGGAATCCCTGATCATGAATGAGATGATACTGGCACATGCCCAAGGGATTGATGATGCGGCCCTTAACGGTGCAGGCAGTAAGGCTCCACTCGGTATTCTGAATCTGGAGGGTATCGGCGCAGTCGCTATCGGAGAAAACGGCGGTGAAATCGACTGGGCGAAAGTGGTTGCTTTGGAAACGGCAATCAGCGCAAAGGATGCGATGCTGGGGAATTTGGCTTATCTGACCAATCCAAAGGTTATCGGGGCTTTGAAAACCACTGAAAAGGCATCCGGAACGGCCAGATTCCTGATGGAAGCGGCGAATACGCTGAACGGTTATGATATTATCAGTACGACTTTGATGCCTTCGGATATTACCAAAGGTACCGGGGAGAATCTGTCTGCAATGCTGTTCGGAAACTTTGCCGATGTGATCGTGGGCCAGTGGGGCGGACTCGACATTATCGTGGATCCGTACACCCTGAAGAAATCCGCACAGGTGGAGATTACGATGAATGCCTGGCATGATGTTTTCGTGCGGCACGATGAAAGTTTCGCGGCAATCAAGGATATTAAAACGGCATAGTATGTTGGTAAAGATTAATAAACCTTTGAAAGGATACGGGTATTTTGGCGGCGAGACCGCCGAATTACCTGATGATGTTGCTGCCAAGTTTATTAATAGCGGAGCGGCGATTATGATTCAGAAAACTGAGGGCGGGGAAGATGATAACACCTTACCGGAAGATCTGCCGATGCGTGATCTGTTGTACGAAAATGGTTATGAATCGGTGGAACAAATTCTGGATGCTAAGGAAACTCTTACCGATGTGAAAGGTATTGGTAATGCGTCTGCCTGCAGGATAATTGAATTTTGCGAAAATTATGAAGGTTGAACGGATCAGCACATCGGAAGAGCTTCCTGTAAAATTGGAACAACTGAAAGAGCATCTCCGCATTATGTCGGATGACTTCGACAGTATTCTGATTTTACACCTGAAAGCGGCAATTGCTTCGGCTGAAGAATTTACCGGTCAGGTGTTATGGCCGGGAAATTTTCGGTTGACGGGTGATTTTGATAAGGTGTTAAAGACTGGAATAATGCCGATCACAGATATTGTATCTGTCCGGCTGGATGGTGAAGAATTGGATGTAACGGAGATAGGGATATCCGGAAGCAGTCTTTATTTTCCTGAAGGGATGAAAGGAAATTCTGTAATAATTGAATTCATAGCCGGTTTTAAGGAAGTTCCTTTCGATGTTGCTGCTGCGATACTTTTAATTGCTGCCAAATTTTTTGAAAATCCTTCGGATTCTGTGGAACAATTGCCGAAGGCTTCTACAAACCTTTTAAGACCACATAAGAGATGGGGAAGATAGATTTTAGTGTAGGTGAATTTGATACCCGGGTAGAATTATATTCTCCGGAGTTGAAACAGACAGTGTCCGGAGCGGTAGAGAAGAATTTTACTGTACGGGGTGTAGTTTATGCGAAGGTCAGATCCCGGAATATGGGTGAAGATACCGGCGAAGGAGCAATTCTTATAACAAATATTCAGGAAATAGTGAGTTATGATGTTCCGGGGGTTGACAATGCCTGGAGGATAAAGAAGGATAATGAAATGTATGATGTTATCTCTGTGGACAGAATTCAGCGACGTTTTATGAAAATTACAGCTAAAAGGATTGTATGAAAGACGGAATTAAAATAATAGGGATGGAAGAAACAATGGCTGTTCTGGATCAGATCCGTGAAGATTTTCCCAGAAAAGTTGCAGTGTCCGCAATAAAAAATTCGATGAAGCCTTTTGTAAAGGAAATTGTGAAAGCTAATAATGACGTACCGGAAACAAAAAAAGTCACAAAATCGAGGACTTTGAGAGCAGCAAAAGATATTGCAGTTTCGACGGGAGTTTGGTCAGACAAAGGGGCCGTGAAACACAGATCTTCCAGGAGTAAAAAGCCTGTGAGAGTTTTTAGTCTTATTTACTGGAGGAATTACGGGACATTGTCAAACCGGAATCCGATGCACCGATTTGTAAGATCCAGAAGGCCGAAGTCCAGGGACTGGAAGGGAGGTATCGTTGGAACAGGGAATATCGAGAAGGCCTGGGAAAGCATAAAGGGGGCTGTTGTCAATAATCTTCCGGCTGAAGCCAGGAAAGCTTTTGAAAAGTATTTATTAAAAAGACAAAAGCGATGAAGGAAGATATAAATATTCTGATCAGTAAAACGGTTGGTGAAATAATCCCCACGTATGCAGTACTTGCCGATATTGATAACGGGGTAAAATGTCCTTATGCCTTTTACCGGATAAAACAATCCGGAGTCAGGACGAAAGAGTGTGTAAGAAGTATTTACGATACCGGAGTTTTTTTGGTCGGAGATACCTTTGATCAGGTGAATGAATTGTGTGAGAAGGTCAAAAGCAGAATTTATGGTTTACGCGGATGTGACTATGCGATTTCTGTCATTTCGTCCGCTACAGATTATGATGCAGATGACCGGAAATATGTGTGCGAAATGAGTTTTACAATTAAAAAATTATAAGTTATGGGACAGAGTATTAATGGATATGACATTATTTTTCAGGCTGTAATCGGAGAGCAAAAAAAGCTGTTTGCCGGGACGAAATCGAACAACTTTAACCTGAATCCAAAGGTTAAAGAATCTATTACCAAAGAGGATAAAGGCACCTCTAATAAGAAAATAACCGGTTATGATACTGAATTTACCGTTGACGGGGTAATGGAAATAAATGAGGCGGAAGAGAAAACAAAACGGCTCGACCGCAACGATGTGATCGATTTGGTTATGGCCGGTGATCCGATTGAATTTGTGTATGGGAATCCGGCGCCGGGTAATACCGCTTACAAAGGGAAGATGGTGATAACCGGTTATTCGGAAAGTACCGATGCGGAAGGTGAGGCCACCTATTCCCTGAATTGCTCCGGAATCACAAAGCTGACCAAAGAAGAAATTACAGGGGTGTAAAGCTATGAAAGATTTTTTGAAAATAGGTGATTCAGAATATCGGGTTGAGGCAAACTGGAATGCTATAGCCGGTTTTTGCCGGAAAAAGGGAGTTTCTGATTTGTCTCAGCTCGATGTCTTGGTACATATCGCTATAGACGATATCTTACCTCTGATGCATTGTTGTATAAAAGAAGGCGAGCGGTTGGAAAAACGTAATTTCCCGATGTCGGAATCCGAATTGGGAAGTGTTGTCAATACAGCAGTAATGGGGCAATTTATGAGAATTTATGCAAGGCAGAGCCAGATGGAGGCGGATGGAGGGAGTGGAAAAAAAAAGTAAATGAAATAGTTTCCCTGGATTATTTTCTGGGTATTGCCTTGGGGGAATTGGATATGCAGGTGATGGAGTTTTGGGAAATGCGCCTTAAGGATTTTTTTCTGAAACTTCACTACTACAATGAGAAGAAACAGCGGGAATTGGAAGTATATGCCAATCTGCTCAGAATGCAGACAGTTTCCCTGATTAATGTTCAGTTAGATAAAAAATCAAGGATTACGGATCCTAAAAAATTTTGGTTATTTCCCTGGGAGATTGAAAGTGTTCAGGAAAGTGGTGTACAGGATATCGGGAATGTAATAAAATTAAGCAAATTGCTATGAGTGTTATTTCTAAGTTAAAGGTCTGGATTGGTTCCGATACCTCTGATTTGCAGAAAGGACTTAAAAAAAGTAAAAAGGAAGTTTCTGCTTTCGGGACGGGAATAAAAAAGCTGAAGGGGATGATAGCCGGGGCTTTTGCTGTAAGTAGCATTGTGTCATTTGCTAAAGAATGCCTGGGTTTAAATAAAGTTCAGGCAGAGGCAGAGAAAAAGTTAGGGGCGGTAATCAAGGCAACGGGGGCAGCTGCAGGCTTAACAGCCGATGAAATGAAAAAATATGCGTCGCAATTGCAGGATGTGACCAAATACGGCGATGAAGTGACTATAGATGCTATGGCCATTATGTCGACCTTTAAATCGATCAAGGGGGATGTATTTAAAGAGGCTATTGCTTCAGCTCAGGATATGGCGACGGTCTTGAATACCGATTTGAATGCAGCAGTCATGCAGATCGGTAAGGCTTTGGAATCGCCGGAAATTGGTCTGACAGCTTTGCGTCGTTCGGGTGTTTCTTTTTCCCAGGAACAGGTAAAACAAATCAAGCAACTGGTTGCCGAAGGGAAAAAGCAGGAAGCGCAGCTGATTATGTTAAAAGAACTCCAGAATGAATTTGGCGGAGCAGCCAAAGCTGCGGCTGGAGATGCCTATGGAGCTGCAACACAATTAAGTAATGCCTGGGGTGACTTGAAAGAGGTTATCGGTGCTGCTGTTACTCCTAGTGTGGAAAGTATAAA